CGCCAACAATTCGGGCGAGTTGATTGCCGCGATCTATTATCCGAGGATGTTTGACGCTGACGAAAATGAGGTACTAACCGTGCTTTGCCATGAGTGTGTTCACATATGGCAGGAATTCGCGGAAAGCCTACATGAACACGAGCCTTCGCGTGAATTTGAGGCTTATACCATTGATGAGATTTTTGGAAACGTCCTGACTGAATACCGCAAGTTAGTGGAAATCAATAAAGCCCATACCGAGAGTAAAGCCATTAAACATAAAAAACAGCCCGACCTTGTTTAATTCCGACATTTGGGTAATTTGGGTTTTCCGCAACTCTTCGAATAATATATTATTAATAAGTGCTTACTTTATTGTATTATTAATATATTCGGAAAACTGCGGAACTCCCAAATGTCCCAAGTACAGGAAATCTTTCTTATCGGCGAAGATTTTGAGCCAGGCATCGTCGGAAATTCTGAAATTGATATTTTATTGGGCCATGACACGGCGATCTGTGGAGAGTTCGCAATCAGGAAGGAAGATGGCTATACACACTGTCCGGACTATTGCGAGGATAAGAATATAACTTTCAGGGAGTTATACAAATTAAACTTACATCCACTCATCCTTCCAGCCAGCCATGAATCCTCCAAAAGACGCTCTAAAAAAGCTTTAGAGAAAGCCGAACAGCTTCAAGACAAGTTTGTTGCAGTCTTTATTCTTGGCTCTGAATTTTACGTAACCAGACCATTTGAAAGTGAAAATACAGCACTAGCTTGCGTGCTTTGGTATGCGCTTGCTTATTACTCTTAAATAAAATTATTAATAAGCGCTTATTATTTACTTTTGGTTTTATTTTGCTTATCCTAGAGGCCATCGGACATGTTTGAAATGGTGCGTGTCTGACTTTTTAGAGGGCGCATATCATTTAGTAGCTGGTACGCGCCTTTTTTTTAGGTGATTGCATGACTGAAGAAACAGCCAACAAACGCAGATACCCTTCAGCAAGTGCTTGGGCAGAAGCAGAGGCGTTATGGGCTTCTGGTGATGTGACACTAGAGGACTTAGCCAAGAAAGTCGGGGTAAGCGCAACTTCTGTTTCCCTTCACATGAAGAAGCGGAAAATCACGAAAGGGGAGAAGGCCAAGGAACATTCCGAGCGTATCTCCAAACAGGTCGCCGAAGATATTTTGTCAGAAGGGACCGTACATAGCCAAAGAATTAAGGAAACCAAAGAAGAACATTACAAGATGGCGACGGGCCTGGCTCGCCTGACTTGGAATGAAATTGTCACTGCCAAGGCAAAGGGCGGTGCCTATGCGGCGATTCAACAAAATTTAAAAGCACTAGAAATCGCTTCGAATGTTTTGGCAAAGATCCGCCAAGAACGGTACGCCGTTTTAGGTTTGGATAAGCCTGATGCTGTAGATGCTACTCAACTTCCGGAATTGGTAATTGAAGAATTGACGGCCGATCAGGTTCAACAATTGAAAGAGCGTGATTTCAACAATGGTAATTACGACTTTGAAGATGAGGACATGTTAGAGCCATCAAATGATTCAGGGGAATGATGGTTTTAGATGGCAGATAAGGTTCGGCTTTCATTGCATCCAAAGCAAATGGAAGTCTATCTTTCAAATGCTCGATTTCGCGTAGTGGTTGCTGGTCGCCGATGGGGTAAGACCAGCCTTTCGCGTACTCTGATTATCAGTAAAAGTAGAAAGCCAAGACAAAGAATCTGGTACGTAGCGCCAACTTACCGAATGGCAAAACAAATCATGTGGAAGGATTTGATTGAAGCCATTCCTCGGAAGTGGGTAGTTAAGATTAACCATTCAAGTCTATCTATTGAACTTGTTAATGGCACCCTGATTGAACTTAAAGGCGCTGATGACCCAGACTCTTTGCGTGGTGTGGGTATCGATTTCTTGGTATTGGACGAATTCCAAGACATTAGCGAAGAGGCATGGACACAATGTTTGCGTCCTACCCTTGCCTCTACAGGTGGTCATGCCATCTTTATCGGCACACCTAAAGCATATAACCAGTTATATACCGTCTATATGCAGGGACAAGACCCGAAAAAGGTCGAAGCTGGCCAATGGCAGTCATGGCAGTTCCCAACCATTACATCTCCATTTATTCCTGAATCGGAAATTGAAGCGGCTAGAGCCGATATGGATGAGAAATCATTCAAGCAGGAATTTTTGGCTTCCTTCGAAACCATGTCTGGACGTGTTTATTACCCGTTTGATCGTAAGGAACATGTCGGGAAATATCCTTTTGATCCAAAACTGCCAATCTGGATCGGCATGGACTTTAACATCGACCCAATGAGTACCGTCATCATGCAGCCGCAACCAAATGGCGAAGTTTGGGTGGTTGATGAGATTGTCCAGTTCGGCTCTAACACGGAAGAGATTTGTGAAGAGATTGAACGGAAATACTGGCGGTATATGAAACAGATTGTCATTTTCCCCGATCCTGCTGGCGGTCAACGCCAACATGCTCGTGGTGAGTCCGACTTGGACATCATGCGCGAGAAGGGATTTAAGAAAATTCTTTACAGAAGAAAGCACCCTGCAATTGCCGACAGGGTAAATGCAGTTAACCGCATGTTGAGAACTGCGGATGGAACAGTTGCATTAAGGGTTGATGAAAAATGTAAGCATTTGATCAATTCATTTGAACAGACCATCTACAAACCAGGTGGACGTGATGTTGATAAATCAGGTGGTGTAGAACACAGTGCCGATGCCATTGGATATGCAATCGAGCACCAATTCCCACTTCGTAAGATTGAAATTAAAGGCGTTTCAATTTAACCTATATTATTAGTAAGCGCTTACTAATATTTTGAAGGCGATAAGATGACAACCGAACTATCCTCATACGACCGACATGCAATAAGTTCGACCGCTTCCTCAGAAGAAGCGAATGACCCTCTTGTACGTTTAGTATCACGTCGTCATCCACTATATGAAGCCATGTCCAAACACTGGATGTTTATGGATGACACCTATAGCGGTGGCAGAGAATGGTTTAATCATCATATCTTCAAATACATCAAAGAGGGTGATGCCGAATTCAAGGATCGTATCTCACGCGCTTATCGTTTCAACCATACCCGCGAAGTTGTAGATTTAATTAATAAATATTTATTCAAGCAGGAAATCACCCGCAATAAGGTAGATGCTCCTGCCGACGTGGTGAAGTTTTGGAAAAACTGCACCAAGAGCGGCTTAACGATTAATGATTTCGTTCGCCAGATCAGTAAGAAAACCTCAATTTACGGTCGTATTGGGGTAGTTATTGATATGGATGCGGTACCAGAAGATCAAAGACCCTTAAACAAACGGGAAGAAAAGGAAGCTGGGCTATCTGCTTACGCCTACATCATCACTCCGCTTCAAATGCTGGATTATTCGTTTGATGATCACGGCAAATTAAACTGGATGCTGATTCATGAAGTGGTTCGCGACGATGAGGACCCACTAAATTCAACAGGCAAGGCGATTCACCGCTTCCGCTTATGGACGAAAACGGAATGGAAACTGTTCGAAAAGCAGAATGATGATCAGAACGGCAAGATTACGATTAAAGAGATTGATCGAGGTAGGATCTGCTTTAATGCCATAGTAAACATCCTAAAAATTGAACAACGATAATTTTTACACACTCATAAATTATTAGTAAGTGCTTATTTATAAAATATAGTAAAAATGTTATATTTTCTCAACTAATCTAAGGCGAGAAAATCATGACCGAACCAGTATCAACTACTATCGGTGGATTCGCTGCTTGGAAGGCATTTGGCATGACTATCGTAGTCGCAATCTGTGTGATGGCAGTTGCGGCTGTAGTGCTCATGATGCGGATGCCGAGATCTCCGAGAGAGTGGGGAGTTGGCTTGATTACCACAGTAATTTCAAGCTTGGCTGGCGGCTCTTTCATCATCATCAAATTTAACCTTCATGCTTGGGCAACAGACGTATGGGGAATGATCGCGCTTGGCGGTTTCTTCTTCACATGTG